ATTATGCCTGCAAAAGCAAAAATAAAAACTTCTATATGTCCATTGAATAAATGGCAAGATTTACAACCTACTAATAACTAAGGATAAATTATGGTTGACGAAACGAATATACCAACACTTGAAGATTTAGAGGCACAATTTCCTTATGATCCAACAGCAGAAACCGGCTCACTACCACCAAAATCATCACCGCTAGATTTAAGTGCTGTTAAAGTGATTGAATTATATGACTGGAATGCTTTTACCTTAAAAGTGCCTAATATTCCATTTAAAACTTTACATTTTATTGGTAAATTTGCTTTTAATGGTAAAATTACCACTCAGTATACAAGTGCATTGCAACCTTATGATAAAGAAAACGATTGGTACGAAAACATAAGAATTTTTGAAAATTCAAGGCCCTACAGATTAATTGGTACTAGAGATATTTACGAAGAATTTCCTCCTGTTATTATTAAAAATATGCAAGCTACTGAGATTATGCCTATAATAAGACCAGAGTCTTACAGATACCCGCATTTTAATGCTATTGAACAAAATGCTTAATGATATAAAACTATTAATAGGATTTATATTTACTATTAGTTTAGTAGCTTTAATTGGATATGGCTATACCTATGTACTAGAAAAGGGCAAGCATATAGCTGAGCAAAAATGTGCTGAAGAGCGTATACAATATCAGCAACAATTACAACAAAAAATTTACCAGTTAGAAACACAGCTGTCTGATATTAGTACGCAAAGCATTGCTGAGCAAAAGCGTTTAACAAAAACTATTAATGCTATTAAACAGCAAGTTAAAAAAGAGCCGGTTACTGTTGTAAAAAATTCAGTATGCTTACCATCAGAAAATTTTATAGATAGTATCAATCAAGCAATTTCTAAAGCCAATCAAGAATGAAAAAACTAATATTAATCGCATTTTTATTTTTATCGGGCTGTTCTATATTTACAAATTCTGATAAAAAATTTGCGCCAATACCCAGCACAGAAAATCGTGTAATGGTAGACCCTAAATTGCTAGAGGCTTGTCAACCACTACCTAGTTTTTTAGGTACTACCTATGAGCAACTAGCAGACCACTATTTAACCATTATTAGCCTATACGGTCAGTGTAATATTCAACAGTTAAATAGTATTAAAATTATTCGTAAATTAACTAACCTGGACAACCCATGAAAGAACATTTTCGTTTTCGCAACATTTTTATGATTGGCGGCACCCTTATTGTTATGCTGTATCTTTTTATCAGCGACCCTAATGGTGGTAACATGACTATCCCATTTTTAGCTAAATTAGCTACGCCAATTGTAGCTGTATGGTTTGCACACCTTGCACGACGTGCATTATTTGATTATGCAGACATGGAATCATTGCTTAAAAAGGCACGTGAAACTGCTACTGGCGCAGGCTTAGCATTTGTAGGTTTATGTATTATTATCTATGGTTTGTTAAGTCTTTTTGGCTCACAAGTCTATGCACAACCAGTGGAAACCTATATTCCTAAACAAGCATATGAGCATTTGCCTACCTTACAGCAAGAAAAAGACAAGGTTTGGGCTACACACCCAAAGCAGCTTACCTTGCTAGTCTAATAGAGCACGAGTCTTGCATATCACTTAAGCATAGTAAGTGTTGGAATTCACAAAGTCGCCTGCGCAGCGATCGTGAGGAAGGTGCAGGACTTGGTCAGATTACCAGGGCTTTTAAAGCAGATGGATCTATTAGGTTTGATGCTCTATCAGAACTAAAATATAAATATCCTAAAGAATTATCGGAGTTGTCATGGCAAGTAGTTTATACTCGACCAGACCTACAAATTCGTGCACTAACATTAATGATGCGCGATAATTATCAAGCTTTTGATAAGTATGTACTAGATAAACGTGAAGCATATGCATTTGCAGATGCTGCCTATAATGGTGGACTAGGTGGTGTTAATCACGAGCGTAGAGCTTGTAAATTAACAAGTTGGTGTGATCCTAATAGGTGGTTTGATAATGTGGAAAAACTTTGTTTAAAGTCTAAGGTGGCACTTTACGGTAATCGTAGTGCTTGTGATATTAATCGTCACCATGTAGAGGATGTAATAAATATACGCAATAAAAAGTATGAATTATATGTTCACTAACTAAGAAGGTTTATATGACTAGTCAATCTGGAAAACAAGTTCGTAAAGCATTATTACTAGAACACAAAAATCCTGTTGAAAACGGGTTTAAAGAAATTAAACCACTAAATGAAATTCAAAGTATCTACTTAGAAGCAATTAAAAATAATGATATTATTTTTGGTATAGGCAGTGCAGGAACTGGCAAAACTTATGTTGCAGCTAGTTATGCAGCCGGTCAATTATTTCACAGAAAAATATCAAAGATTATTTTAACTAGACCAAATGTAGAAACTGGTAGAGGAATGGGATTTTTACCAGGTAAAATTGATGATAAATATGCTCCTTACCTACAACCTTTTGACTCAGTATTTACAAAAACTTTAGGTCGCGGATTTTACGAATACGCAGTTAAAAACAAAGATATAGATCCTAGACCAATTGGTTTTATGCGTGGTAGCAGTTTTGAATATGCAATTGTACTAGTAGATGAAGCACAAAATTTAACTAAAGTTGAGCTTAAAATGTTATTATCGCGCATTGGTAAAGGTTGCAAAATTATACTAAGCGGCGACCCTAAACAAGTAGATATTTTAGATAGTGGCCTAGAAGATAGTGTTAAACGATTACAAGGTATTCCAAGCGTAGAAATTGTAAGATTCTTAGATGAAGATATAGTACGTAGTAAAATGTGTAAACAAATTATTTTAGCCTATAACGACTAATAAAAAAGCCCCTAGTATTGCTACTAGGGGCTTTTTTTATCCACCGCTCATATGCTCTTCTATTGCAATACCTTCTTCAATACTATGATGAATAGTTTTGCCTTCTACCTGTTCAATAGCCTGTTCACGAAGTTTTTCACTAAGTGGATTACAAATTTTTCCTGGTAGTTCTTGTAGAGCAATTAACAAGATATTTGCTTCTTCTTTGGTAATTTTAAAAGTAAATTCAAAATCATCAGCAACATCTATTTTTTTATCTTCTTTGTCTTTTTTATTGTTTGGTTTTTTTACCATAATATATTACCTTATTGGACAAGCACCCGTACTGCAGTCTTGATCTGTTATTTCATCAAAACTATTTGCAGTGTTTAAATCAATTGTACGTAAAATTTGTACATAGTTTTTATAAGTTTGTTCGTCTACTACTTCTTGTGGAAGGTATAAGTAACCTAAATCTTTAGCAGTTTTACTAGGATCAGTTCTATAAATAAAACTTACGCCTACATAACAGTCCCAATTGTCTAGTAACCAACTAATAATTGCCGGAATTTCTGTGGGATCATAACTAATAGTTACACTAGTATTTTGTTGATTCCAACTAGTTTGTAACAATTTATAGCGTTCTAGTTGTGTAACGGCACTTTCTAAATTAACTTCTTTACCATCAACTTTATCAAATACTACACCATCCCAGCAAACTGGAAAAGTTACTAACACGCCACTATCATCAACTGGATGGTTAATTACTGTGTAGTTTGCTTCGCGTAGTTTTTCTACTACTGGATCGTGTTTTGAAAACTGCACATTGTTGAAAATGTACTTGCCTAGTGGTTTGTGTACACCTTCAGTAGTATCCATAATTTTGCTTAATGTGCCTGACGGTTTTACGCAAGTTACATTTTTAGGAATTGGTAATCCTAGTTCTTGAGCCATGCCTACCGCAGCACTAGTTGCTGTGCGCTTTAGGTATTCATAGTCATAACTGCCCATATCTGGACGCATTGCAATGCCTGTTAAACCTACTCCACAAAGACGTAAAAAGTAGTTGTTTAAATGCCAAGATTCTTGTAGAATACCGTCTTGTAAATCAACACAAGTTTGACGATAGTTGGCTCTAGCAGCTAATCTAATAGCAGCGTGTAGTCCTGCATTATCACCGCGAAATTTAGCAATATCAGTTTCTGTTAAGTTGCAAAAACTTTTGTTGCCCAACAAAATTTCTACACAAGGATTAGCGCCTTTAAACCAAGGCGCTCTTCTAAGGGCTTCTACTTCATTAATAAAACCTGGTTCACTACCACCTGCTTCTTGCATAAGATGAAAAATCTTTTCTAAATCTTCGCGCAGTGGCTTTTCCTTAAACACTAGACTATTGTTGCTTTGTGTACGATGTTCATTGTTGTGTAACCACCAGTCTTTTTTAGCTACTGCAAACTCTTCCCACTCAGGTTGACCATAGTCAAAAAGAGCAATTTCAGCACTTCTGCGACTGCTAAGAATAGTGCCCAGATGATTAACAATGTCCAGAATATCCATCCTAGTAAGTAGACTGTCAGCCCTACCATTAAGAATATTGGCAATGCTAATATATGCAGCGCTAATTGCAGTATCGCCTGAAGAAATCCAACCATAACCTTTTAACCTCTCTCCTGCTGGACGCAATTGCGAAAAATCTAAAACTAGTGTTTCTGCTGGATATTTACCTGCTAAAAGTTTACCGATACTTTTAGCCCAAGCTTCTGCACTGTCACCAATTTGCAGTGTCCAAGTTTTAGTTGTTGCATCCCAAGTTTCTGTGTTGTACTCTAAACCACCTTTTTCAGTGCGCTGACTACGAATTGTTTTGATATTTTTAATTGGATTTGAAAATCCATTAAGAGTACCTACAATAGGTTTAAATCCTACGCCACAACCTTGTAGTAATAACCATAGCACATCGACCACATCATATACAGTCTCTACATGAGTAAAGCTGCAATTAAACTGACTTGCTTCTCGTGTTTTAGCTACTTTTGTACCGCCTAGCCAAAGTGTACGGCCGCTCATTAATACTTTGCGATCTAACATTAGCTGTTCTAAGTCATAGAGTTCTGCATATTCTTGATCATTTAATTCACGACTAACTGCACGTTCCCATAGCCATGCTTGATGATCAATTACACGAGCAACTGTTTCTTCCCATGTTTCAAACTGTTTTCCGTCGTCACTAGTAGGGCGATTATAGGTACGACGTGTAATTACTTGCGCTCTTGTGCTAACCATATTAATCCTTGCAATATTCTTTTAAAATTTCATCTATTTGCTTGGTGTTTTCACCTAGCGCATCTCTGCAAAAAGTTACTAAATCCATAAGCTGATAATTAAGTAAAATTTTATCAGCAGCTTGATTTAGTGATTTAATATATTTTAATTTACTTTGAATAGGTAGCTCTGCTACTATATCTAGTGCAGTGCCATACTCGCTAACTAATTGTTGTGCGCGTTTTGGGCCTATGCCTTCTACGCCCTGTACATTATCGCCACTATCTCCCATTAAACACTTTATTGAAATATAGTGTTCATGCGGAAAGTCGTAGTGTGTATGCCAGTTATTAGCAGTTATTTCTTTACGTGTTACATAACTAAATCTGCTTACTTTGTCACTAACTAATAAATCCCAATCTTTATCACTAGAAATCATCCATACATGATTAATAGGACAAGTATGATAAACACTAGTAATATATGCGACGATATCATCTGCTTCTGTTTGTTTAAATTGTATAACTGGATAGTCAGTAGTTTCACGAATATAATCTAAACTAGCTTGATAGTCTTCAAAGAAAAGTTCAAAAGCTGCGCGCTCAGCATCGGTTTGTTCAGCAAATTTATCTTTACGATTTTGCTTGTATTCAGGATAAATTTCTTTGCGATAACTACTAGAACCTTGATCTGCGGCAATAATAACCCAACGAGCTTTATAACTTTTCTTTAGACTTTCTATTGTGCGCTTATAATCTTCTGCAAAATTTGTAGCACCGCTGTGTTTCCAACGAAAAGCTAGGTTTAGTGCATCTACTACCATTAAGCAATTTTCTTGTTCTGAAACTTGTTGAAATGTTTTACTCATGTTAATAGTCTTATAAGTCTAGTGTGGGTTTTATTAAAATATTTTTCATTTAATATTATACTAAATATTAGCTGTTAAGTCAAGACACAAATTGTGGGTGCTCAAATGTTAACCAGTCTTCTAAAAGCGCAACATAAAAGCTATGCGGCTGTCTGTACACATAAAAATGATGATAGTTTTCTGGTATACAATAATCACTGCCAAAAGCTACAAATACTTTACTACGATCATGTTTAAAAGTTAACAACGGTAATTTACTAACCTGTTTAGCTTGACGAATAGTTTGTTGCCAAAATTCTAGTAATTGTGGAGACTTAGATGTTAGTACTGCGCTAGTTAGGTGATCGTCTGCATATCCTTTTGCCTCAACGCAAAATATATTGTTGTAGTTAGGAACATATAGATCGCCTTTTAATCCATGTTTTTCATCTAGTGCACCTGAACCAGGAACCCTTTCCCACCCTAATCGAGTGTGTTTGCGAAGAAGATCCCTGATTACTAACTCAGTTCTAGCGCCTTTAGCTCTAGAATCAACCATTATTTTTTAGGTTGTGATGATTCAGGAAATACTTCTACCATAGGTGTACTATTTACGTGTACTGGTGCTAAGTATGCTTCAATATCAATTCCGCAAACTTCTCCAGTACAATTTTGATCAATCCTGTAAATTAATTTTTCACCGTAAACTTTTAGTGTTTCAAGTTGATCTTTGGTAAGATAATCACCTTCCATAAGTTCTGTTTCTCTGCCATCTACAATTGCTGTAGCTTTGGCTCTAATTATACGTTCGATTTTATACATATTATTATCCATCGATTTTAGAAATGTTGTTTTGTTTAACAACGTGTACCTTTTCCAATAGTGGGTGACTGAATCCGTGACTAACGAGTATGGTATTGAGGAACTCTTCTTTGAGTAAAACTTCAATTAATTTCTCCTTACCATCTACGTCTAAAGCTTCAATAGTCTCATCTAAAATTAGTAAATTGATTCTACTTTGACTTAAACTTTGCATTAGCTTTCTAATTGCTAATAATGTTGCCACATTAACTCTGGCCCGCTCACCTCCGCTAAGAGCTAAAATATCAATATCTATTCCATTATCGGTAATTACAACATTTAATTTATCACTACCACTAATTTGAAAACTGATTTGAAATCTACCACCACTTAATTCACCTAGATATTCATTACTAATAACTTCTAGGTCTTTAACAAGATTTTCAATTTTATACGCAACTAAACCAGTAGTACTAAAAGTTTTTACTAGTGTATTAATAATATTTAGTTTTACAGTTAATTGATTAGCTTTTGTAGTCCATTCGCTAAGTTCTACTTCCATTTCAACTATTTGTGATTTTATTAATTCTAGTCGATTATTATGTGCAGTTACTTCATGATTGAGTTTTTCTGCATTAGCAATATCTTGTTTTGTTTTTGCTATTTGTTGTTGCAAATTTTTTAATTGTTTTTGTAATATTGCTTCGTCTAATAGGTTTTCTGGTAGTTCCACATCAATTAATTGATGATATTTTTCCCAATCTTCTTGATTACGTTGCGCTGTATTCCATTTATTTAACTGTTCATTATAAATTTTAATTTTTGTACTTTCACGATCTACTTGGGCTTTAGCTAGTAAAATAATTGTATCTTGTTCTGTTACTAGATTTTTAGTTTTTTCTTCATCAATAGTTTGTAAGCACGTAGGACAGTTACCATGCAAGGCTGTCATTTTCTTTTTGAATACGGTAGCATCTTGAATAGTTTTATCATATTCAGCTTTTTTAGTTACCGATAAACTTATATCTCCTTCAGGTTTATCAGGCACTGGTAATAAGTTAATTTTATCTTTTAGTTGTTTATAGGTATTATTTTGTGTAATTTTTTTATTAGTTTTTTCAATATCTTGAATAGTAGTCGATAATCTACTAGTTTCTGCTACCAGAGTATCGTCTAAAACTGGAATCGGAATATGGCCTTTTGTTTCAAAATTTGTTTTACTATATTTAGCAATCCATTGTTGAATAGTGCTTAATTTAGCTTGTGCTTCTGTAAGGTCTTTACCTACTTCTGTAGCTGCTTGTTTAAATACTTCTCCAGCTTGTGTGTATTTGCCTAAATTTAATAACTCAATTAAAAACTTTTTTCTAGCAGTATCTGCACTAGTTAAAAACTCTAAACTACCTGCATGACTTTGGTACACAATTTGTGAAAAAGTTTTATGATCTATACCTATAAGTTGTTCTATTAATTTATAAGTTGTAGTGGCTGTATGTCCACTAATGTCTTCTAAGCCTTTGTAAAGTTTTACTTGTTGTTGAGCACCACGTTTTGTTTCAATTTTATATTCACAACCATCTTTGACAAAAATAAGTTCAATTTGATAGTTTTTGTCTTTTATATAACGATTTAAAATATCGCCTTTTTTAATGCCTTTGCTATTTTTGTTGAATAAAACTTCTTCTAAGATTAATGCAATACTGCTTTTACCATGCCCATTTTTACCCACAAGTTGAATAAGTGGACTCTGAGTAAAATCAATCTTATTAGCTGCACCATAACTAAAAGCATTAGACCAACTTAATTGTTTTAGTGTAATCATTCTAGTTTATCCGCATAATTGTAAAATTCTTTTAATGTTTCAACAACTGCTGTTTCATTAAGCTGTAGAATATAAGTTAAATACTCCCTGACTTCTTCGCCTAGTGAAAGTTCTGGATCTAGGATTAGTTGAGTTTCTTGTGCGCGTTTAACTATCTTTTTATCAATAAGATCACTATCCTCAAGCTGCCCTAGTTCGTGCAAGTTGCCTTCAATTTCATAGATTGTATGATGAAAAGCCGTTTGCGATTTAAGGTCATGCACTCCTACAGTTTGTTTAATAAGTTGAGGTAAATCAAAATTTAACCAAGTATGAGTAAGGTTTTTAGAGTCCAGTAATATACAACCAGTACTAACAGTATTGCGATGAAAGTTGGTTGTGTAAGGACTTCCAGGATAAAGTATATTACGTTGCGAATTTTCATAACTGTGTAAATCTCCCGCTAATACTAGTTGCCAACGATTTAGTAAACTAAGATCAATTTCAGATTTAACGTGTGGTGGAATTTCACCACGCACATGAGTGCACAAAATCTTTTCTGCAAAAGTATACTTGGTAGTTTCTAGTTCTTTTAGTTTATTGTAGGGCACAAAATCAAAGCCATGCCGTGTATAGAAATCATCTACAATAGTTACTAACGGATTAATTCTAGTAGTAGCACGTTTTAAATAGCTTAAAAATGTAGTATCTTTTTTAAGCATTTCATGATTGCCTGGATAGACAATGCACTCTACATTAATACTAGCAATTAAGTCAAAGTATAACTCAACTTCATCCATAGTTGGAAGTCGGTCAAATATATCACCGCCTAAAACTACTAGGTCAGCGTGTTGTTGCATTTTTTGAAACTGCTGAATAAATAATTGAAATCTGTTTTTAGCCCAATCAACTGGAACATTTTTTTGACCCAGTTTTATGTGTATATCTGCTGTGAATAATATGTTCATTTTTTACCAGACAAAATAGCCCGCTAAAGTATTAGCTTTAGCGGGCTTTGTTATTTAACCTAGCTCTTTTACAGCTTCTTGTTCGCTTTGAGTTTGCTCTTCTTCTATACCTGCTTGAAGTTTTTCAAGTAGTGCTTTGATTTCATCAGGATTTCCACGAGGATATTTTTCGTCAATAGACTGAGCTTTTTCTGCTAATTCTGCTTCTTGTGCATTTAGTTTACGCTGTTTGCAACGTAGTACTTGCAAGGTGTACTCTACATTATATGCAAGAGGTCCAGTTTTTACTCGTTTAAACACTACATCCCAACCAGTTTCTGGATCTGTAGGATCGCCTAAATCTTCTGCAGCAGTGATAATTTGCTCAAATAGTTTCTTTTTTAAGTTAAGAACTTTAATTTTGCCGTCTTTGGAATCAATGCAATTAACTGCATAGCTCCAGCTACACTTTAGATCAGGATGAAATTCAGGAACCCAGTCTTTTTCTAGGTTATCAAATTTTTCTTTTTCACGGCTAAAGGCTAAGCATTCAATAGGAATGTCTTTGTTATTAGTGCCTTTTACCCAGTAAACATAGCGTGGTAATACGCCGCCAATTAAGCGAACGGTATTTTCACCGTCTTTGTACTCGTAACTTTCAACTGAACTTTTTTGTGCGCGACCTTTGGTTTGCTTAAAGCTTAGTGCCATTTTTAAGTTTCCTCGTGTATAAATTTAATTTGTTTGTTAGCAATTATTAAAAGCGGGTTTGATTTTATGTTGTTTAAATCAATATCAGGATACAGAGTTAAGTCTACAAATTTAATGCTATTAGTTTTATATAAACCATAATTTCTTAATGCAGCTAATTTAATGTATTGTGCTCTATAGACTGAATCTACGCCCGTGTTATCAAAAAATGGTTTAGGTTTGAGTATAAAACTACTGCCTGCCTGTAACCTTGGTAGTGGCTTGTATTTTTCTTGTTTATTTTTTGGTATGGTTATGCCCTTGTAAAATTTGTTAAGGGCTTCTACCAAATATTCTGCATCACCTTTTGTGTCTTGTTCTAAGATTTTTAGGTTAAAAAATAAAGTCATTTTTGTGATTTAAGAATATATTATAACACAATAAGTATAAGTTTACAAGTGTAAATTTTTATACCATTTCAATTTCCCAACCTTTACGCATATAGAATCCTAATCGATCCCTGTTTTGTTTTTTATCCATAAAACCTGAGAATTGCATATCTAAAACTACTGGAATTAATTTGTCCTCATGCTGTCGTTGAATTCTGCCAACAATCTGCTCTAATAAACTATCGTTTGCAATAGGTACTGCTAAGATAACGCAACTAAGTGAATTTATTGATATGCCTTCGCTAAAGATCTGGCGGCTGCCAGCAATACACATTTTTTCTTTTGAGAGTAATTGTTGCTTGACTTGTTGTCGTTGTTCGAAATTGGTTTCGCCAGTAACCAACACACACGTTTCTCCAACATATTCTTTTATCCTCTGTAAAAATCCAACTCTGTCTGCTATAACTAAAACTTGATGTCCTAGTCCAACTTGAATTTTTGCTAGTGCAGAAATAAATTTTTGATAATCTTCGTCTTCAGTAAGTGCATTAATTTTTTCTACCCAAGTAGCACCAGGTTTTAGCGTAATACCAGTTTGTATTAGTTTAACTTCTGGATTTAAGGTATGTGATTGTGGTGGTTTATATACTTGTTGACCAAAAAAGTCAGAAAACATTACGTGTTTGCCATCTTTTCGAATCATAGTTCCACTAAGTGCTATTCTATATCTAGCATGAAAATCGTCTATTAGTTGTGAAAAAGTACTAGCCGGACAGTGATGTGCTTCATCTAAGATTATAGTGCCAAATTCTTTTGCCAGTTTTGCACTATGTTTTACTAGTGTTTGTACATTGGCTACCGTAATAGCATGATCTTCCCAGTCTATGCTACCACCACCAATAACTCCGGCAGGCATACCAAACAATGTTTCTACTTCTTCACGCCACTGATCTCGTAATGCAGTAGTGTGTGTAACTACTAGTGTTTTTTGACCAAATTTTTTAGCAAGATGTAGCGCAGTAAAAGTTTTACCCCAACCAACTAAGGCATTAATAAAACACGTATCTGTAATTTCATCATAAACTACTTGTTGCGTGTCACGTAATGCAAATTTAGGGTCAGGAAAAGGTGCTGGTATTTGTGTACGTTTTTCTACAATTTCGTAATTTTTAGGAACTAAGTCTAATCGCCCTTGTGGTATACTTAATACGTTTTTAGGTAAAATTTTATAGTTTCTAATAGTTTCTACAGTACTAAATTGTTTGCTACCCGTATCTTTGTGAATTTTATAGGTAAGCGTTTTTATAATTTGTTTGGTTTCTTCTACACCAGGATTATCTAAGTAAATTCTGTTACTTATAATTGCTTTAGCCATTATACTAACCTATATGTTGCTTTAAACTGTTCATCATAAAATCCGTATAATACATAGCTTAAACCCCAACGAAGTATGCCTGCGTAAAATTGCTCTGGTTTAGGTGCATACATACACTTAAACCGCTGTGGTAGACCTTGCACTTCGATAATAGCACCCATACCCTCAAGCGGCAAAACTTTTTTAATCTTGTATGCAGTCAGCTTGGCGCGACTAGATTTTCTGTACTGAAATACTTTTCCGGTGTTATCAATAAACCATGTAGTTTGTTTGGCTATTTTAATCAAATCACCTAAAAAATATATAGCTTGTCGTATAGGAAAAAGTCTAGCGCCTGTAATAATTAGCCTACGTAGCC